GGGAAAGAAATTCCACTTCTTCCCTGATACTTCCGAACTTCTTCTTTGATATAGTCATAATAGATACCGTTAAATTTCTTCGGTTGATCTTTGAATATATCTGGGAAATCCGTTTCATAAAGTTCCTTGAAATACAGAATGTCATACGCTTTGGAATATGGCGTAATACATCTGTCCAAAAGAAAACTCAAGAACTTCTCATGCACCATCCACGGATCATCATAGTAGTCATTAGCAGGAATAATTTCAACACCGTCTTCATTCAATGCGTCTCCCTTGATAACTAACATTTTCAGGGATTCGTCGCTGATAATCTCGTCTTTGTATTTGATCGTCCCAAGCGTCATGACACCCAGTTGGTTGCTGTAGTACCGAACCATCAGCTTGTAGTCCGGAGACAACAGTATGTTTGAAATAACCCCCCGTGTCGCTATCTCACCGTCTCTGTTTGTGTCAGCAACAAGAAGCCGTTTCTTGCTGTTCCAGAACTCTAAGAAGCTTGCTTCATCATCGTAGCCTTGTGGCATATCAAACCACTTACTGGGATCGGTCATTACAAGCTCATAGGAAGACGTAACGGTTGGATTTCCGTCTTCGTCTACATCATACTTCATGTTTCCGTAATAGTTGATGTATTCTTCCAGAAGGTCTAAATCAAGCTGTCTGACTATATTTCCTTCCAGATGCCCTGTAAAGGGGTTAATATGTGTAGATGGGGTCTTGTATGACTGTCCCTCGTTATAGATCGCACCGAGATACAGGGTCTCGTTTATGTTCTTTGCTTCATCATCGTCATATTCAACTTGAATATAGATGTGTGTGCAATCAGACGGTGTGTCCAAAATATAATACTTTCGTGGAGAAAGAACGATTTCTATAGGGTCTTGCAACAATGTAGATGTGCCCGGCTCAATGTTCGTTGGTGCAGAAGTTGAAAACCCTGCAAAGAACTTTACGTCCGTATTGTATCCGTGATAAATCGTGTACCTTGTATTCGGTTCACACGGTATCACAGCTAACCGATACTTGTTATCTGTGTCATTCACAATTCTCGTGCCGTCAAACTTCATCTTGTAAATGTACTGATTCAAGAAACTGTTGACGAGGTAAACCATTTCTTTGTTCGGGAAATAGTTCTTCCGATCACTGGTTGTGATGACGATCTGATATTGAGACGTTTCGGAATTGACGTTGCTGTATTTTTCAACTACCCATCCCAAGTCCTCTACCGCTTCATAGATTCTTTCCTTCTCGTTGATAAGAAAGTCGTAGTATGTAATATCATCATACAGAACGGTCTTGACTGTCCCCTTTGCCGTGAACGTGATCGTTTCGGCTTCCGTGGTAGAAATGAAATACTTCTCTAAATCGGGAAACTGCTCCTGAAGTTTCATTCTTACGGTGTGCGGATTCAGCTCAAGGTTACTAAGATTTAAGTATGCCAGCAGATTCCTGTGGGTTTCAGTATCGTAGATTCCGGACGGGATAATAGACCGAGAATAGTTCTCTTGCAAGAACATCTGAATGTACTTTACGATCATTCCTTCGTCGCCATATTGAATGTTCAACTAATCACCCCAGTTCGTTTGTTAAGTTCACGTTATTATTTGTGCCCATTCTGTTAAAGATTCCACCGAGAGCTGATACCATTCGATCATATCCCGTCTCTGCTTCTGGATTGTTAAGCAGTTTCAGAGCATCTATGATAGCCATAGCTGCCGTATTGATTGCAACGACAACATCTTCGTTCGGGCTTTTTGTATCAATCTTTGGTGTGATGAGATTCACAAGACCATTGAACGCATTAGAAAGCCCGGAGCCGAGAGAATGAATGGCATTGACACTCTGATTGAAGTTGGCGTTCTCCGCTTTCGTGAGAACACGTTCTCCCTTATGGAGCATCGCCAATTCATCGTTTCTGACAAACGGTGTGCCTGTTGCATACTGAGGAACATTTGCCTCTGCCAGTTTCAGTGCTTCAACACCACGGTTAATTGCTTCCGCTCCGCTGCCACCTTTATCGGTGAATGTTCTACCGTTTGCGGAGATAAAGTCCTGAATAACCCCAATGTCTTCTTCAACTTTTTGTGCCAACGCTTCAGACAAGGAACCAGCCGTGTACTGTAATGCGTATGCTTCTACAGTTCCAACGGCATCAGAGTAAGTCTGCGCCATATCTGCCAGTGCTTCGCTTTCCTCTAACTGATAACTACCACCAAGATACTTTGTACTGTAAGCGTTTAAAGTCTGCGTATCCAGAATATCTTTAAGATTTCCTCTAAGAGCATTTCTAAGTCTTGTTCCTTTGCCAACCTTATCGAATCTGCGGTCGTTAGAATCCCCAAGATTTGATAACTGGTCAGCTCTGGAAGAATCAACCCCAAGCTCTAAGAGACGTTTTTTAACTTCGTCTTTGTCTCCGCTCTCCAGAACACTTGCCAAGTCGTTTAACGCCGCATCTGTAAATTCATTGACTTTTTCTTCGCTAAGATCAGAATTGACGGACTGGAGCTTGTCATAGACTTCATTCGATGTTTTGTCTATCTTCTCCTGCTTGTTGGTGAGGTTATTTGTATACGCTTCAATTTCTCCAGCAGACATCTTGTGCGCTTCGGTCTCTGTGAGAATACCTTCACTGACCAGAACGCTTCGTTTATCTTCTACCGTTTCGAGAGATCGGATTTCATCTTTCAATGACTTCAGATGTTCTATCCGTGTCTTCTGTTCTTCTTTCATGATTTCACGGTGTTCATCGAAAGTCTTATTCAGTTCTTGCGTTATTTTGGATTGACGGGTCAAGTGTCCTATCAGCTTTGCAAGTCCGATAGCCACTCCTCCGGCAGCGATAGCTGCCCATCCGAACGGGTTGGAACCTGCTATCAACAGAGAAGCCGCTCCAACGCCCCCTGCAATCGCTCCAGTGGCATTTAATCCACCAGTAGTAGCAAGTATACCCCTGCGACTATCTCCCGTCTTAGCCGCTCCCGCTGCCGAGAAATCCTTTCCTGCTTCGATGCCACCGTAGATCAATTCGGCTGTTCCAAGCGCAGCACCACCAAGAGTAGCTATTCCAGAACCTACTGAACCAGATGCACCTGTAGCAAGACCGCCACCAAGTTTTGATAAACCTGTTCCAGCGGCTTTACCCACGCCACTAAGCATGGTTCCACCTTTGGATAGCATACCTTTACCAGATGTGACAAGATTCCGCAATCCGCTGAATCCTCCACCTCCGTTGCCTTTCAGCATATTTCCGATGGAACCCCAAGAGATGGATTGCAGTATTTGAAGGACGGCATCGAACCATTTCTCACCGCCCGGAACTGCGGTGATCCATTGTCCAACCGTGGAAGCCGTCATGTTCTCCAACTTGTTTGTCATCTGTTGTGTGGCAGTGACTTTCTGGTTGATGTCTCTGACAGATTGATCGTACTTAGATGTGCTTGTCCCCAGACTGTTCGCTTGTCTTCGTGTCTCATCTTCGTCAATCACAAGTCTGTCTAAGTTGAGAGACGAAACAGACGAACCAACGCCTAAGATGGATTGATATGCGCCCTTCTGCAAGTCGGTTGACGGCATACCACTAAGATACCCTGTAGAGGCATTGTAGGCACCTATCAGGTCATCTCCGTTCTCCATAGCCATCGCCATGAGTTTCTGTGATACGCTACCGCTCGTTAAAGCAGCATAGGTGTTGCTTCTGACTTTGACCATCTCAGAAACAGTAGAATAGGCTTCCTTTTCTGTCAGGCCATTGTCAACAAGCTGTGCCATGATAGCTTGTGCTTCCGCAGACATAGAGGCCGCTCCACCTGTGTTGTAGTCAATGGAACGCATCAGAGGCTCCATTTCTTGTAACAATGTATCTACAACACCAGACTGTAAAAGTCTGTTTCCGCTCTGTGACTGCTGTAACTGGAGCTGTTGAGATTTCAGGATATTAAGTCCGTGCTGATCCATGTTGACGGACATATTCACCCATGCCTCAGAAGCCGTCTGCAACCACGGCAACAGAAGTTTTGCCGTAGAATCATCTACAGCCTTTCTAATCGCCGCATCACCTTGTAAGCCTTGTCTTGCCACGGCTTGCATGGCAGGAACTAAATCGGTAGCGTAGTTAATTGCACTTCCTAACCCACGTTGCCCAGCTAAGTCCATAGCACCGCCGTAATAGCTTCTGGTTCCGTTCCTGTCTGTGCCCATGCGTCCTGCGATCTCAGAATAAGAACTCTCATACGCAGAACTGTATTTATGTACACCTTGAAGCAGTGGATTCAGGAGTACGTCTTTGACAGCCTTGAACGCAATACTCTTGAATTTCTTTATGAATTCAGAGCTTTGTTTGTCCAAATCCTTTGTGGCTTCCTTTACGTTGATAGAAGCCTTTTCATAAATCTTGTCAATTCCAGAAAAGATATTCTTAGAATCTGTGTTGTATTTTCCTGTCTTAGAGAATCCAGACAACCCAACATCGGAATACGCTCTGCCCCACATTTCGGCAACACGCTTTGCTGCCTCCTGTTCTCGCTTCAGAACGCCGTTCAGGTATTTAATGTGATAATCTTCAAGTGAATCATAAAGTCCCGCATACGCCGTCTTAGCAGCCGATACGGTGGCCTTTAAAGTCCGTGCCGTATCTTCATTGAACTTCTTGTTGTAGTCCTGTGCCTGTGACTTAGCATATCCGAAAATGTCTTCGATCTGTCCCTTAACCTTCTGTTGGTTAATGGAAAACATTTCAATTTCTGATTCTTTTCTCTTTCGCTTATCAGCCATCAAATAACCCCCTACTTGTTCGGATTTTCTGCTTCTTTAATTTTCTGAATCATCTTTAAAATCTGTTCCCGATCATAAGGTGTCATCTCGTCCGTGTCTGCTATGGAGATTCCTTTTGACGCATAACTGATAGCAACCTGTTCTTCTACAATCTGATCGTATCGAACCTGTTTCCAGTATCTACCGTCTTGCGTCTTAATATTCGGGTCGAAAAAACTCGCTTGTGATGGGAAGACGATAATCAAAATCTTCCCCGCAACCACAGTGTTCTGTCATTATAAGTTCCATGCCTAAGTCAGCCGCAGCTTGATTGTATTTGGAATCAAAGAACCGCATATCTCTGGCGTGCATGGATTCAACGTAACTCTGAATCTTATGCTTCTGGACAGGTTCACCGTTGACCGTCTGAATCTTGTACTGATAGTTCAGAATGAATTCAGGGTCTCCAACGTATTCAGGGAACTTGTCAAGAATCCGTCTCGCTTCTTTTTCTATCTCAATGGTATCTCCCATAGAGAGAATCTTCGCTCCGATCACGTCACCGGAAATCGGCAGCGGGCCAATCTCAATCGGTTCCTTTACGGAATCATCGTCCAGATACTTTGTCTCGATCTCGTCCAGATTGATAACCTTCTCATGCTTTCTTCCGCAGTTCGGACAGACCAGAGAAATCTTGTAGTCTGCTCCATAGGTTACGATGCGGAGCTTGTACATGAGAAACTGTAAATCAAACGGTTTCAGTTCAAATACATCATACTCCTTCGGAGATACCGTACACGCTTTAATAATATTAGGGATTGTCTCAAATCCACTCCCTGCAAGTCGCATCTTTTCTTCTACGGTTGTCATTGCCCGTAACGTGAATTTTTCGGGAATGTCAGCGTACAGTTTCCCTCTGCTGGGAATAGAAAAAGTCTCCTGAATTGCTACTCTCTTTGCCATAATTTATATCCTCCGTTTAGTGAAATATTATATCCATTTAGGTAAAGAAATTTCTGCACACATAAAAAAACAACCAGCCGTTAAGCTGATTGCCTTTGTGTAAGTTATACGGTTGTCGCAGCCGGAACGTCTGGAGCGCACCAATCGTATGTTATAGTCATGTCAACGGTTTTAACAGCGTTGCCATCGTGAGAAAGCTCTCCGAGGTTCAACTGGGAAGGCCAACAGCCATGCAGTATCCACTGTCTTACGAACGTACCGTCCGGAGCATATTCAAGGACATAAGCTGTTTTCTTATACTTGCTTGCCCAGCCGATCTTCTGTGTCTCGTAATCGTAAACTTGTTTCTGCCACTCGCTGAGAGCGTTTTCTACATCAAGTCCAATGTAGTCGTTCACTCGTACAGAGCAGTCACCGAAGCTGGGTTTGCCCGCATACTTCACAGTGTTGTTCTGGTACGGAACTTCGATGGTGCTAACCTGAATAGATGGAGCTGAAAAACTCGCAACGGAAAGCGTGACAGTGCTTGCAGCGGAATGGTTAATATTATCCTTCCCGTCGAAACCAACCCTATTCACATAGTTAGGAAGTTCAGGGATTTGAATTTCAAAGTTATTCGTTCTCTGCGGTTCAAAAGAATCACGTCCAACCATGTGATATGTACCAAGAACGCCCTTATTAAAGCCTCCATAACTCGTCTTATCTCTTGCCATGTTTTCGCCTCCCTTAGTTTATTGTAATCTCTGTCTGATCCAGAATAGAGACCTCAGAAGGATTGAGTTCAAATCCGATCTCAAACTCTTCGGCTGCTCTGTTGACAGAAATAGATACCATGCCTTTGATCTTGTTATTGTTGACATCTTCATCTGTCATTGTGGTGCTATCCATAACAACAGCATAGTCATCCAGAATACCGTTGGCTTTCATGGAAAGCAGCGTCGGCTCAATACCGCTTCTGAACTCGTTCCATGTCGCAAGGTTGTTCTGGCTGAATGTCAGACGAATACAGGTATTGTAGATCAGACGCTTTACTTCGTTTGCGGTAAGTCTTACGGCAAGTTCCTGAAGGGAAGCTCTGTTGTCTTCGTCACCGTCGATCACCTGATACAGCGTTCTCTGTCCAAAGATGGTATATCCATAGTTTCTAAGTCTCATGATCGGGTTAACACACTGCACCGAGAAATTCTGCCATGCGTCAAGTGTGGTTCCGGAAATCGGATATTCAGTCTCAACGATTTCAGGCACGCTTCCACGCTGTACGCCCGCAGGAGCATCCCACATTGTATCACTCTTAGAGATGTACTTAGAGCAAGTGTGCAGGAAAATGAAGCTCGGAGGCATCCACTTCGCAATAGAAGTTGTCAGTCTAAACATAGCCCACGGTGCGTAAGCCGCTCCGTAAGATGTATTGATAGAGCTGAAGTAAGTCGGAACATCGTCTGCGTCGGTTGCATATGGGATGTCCGCAAGGAAGATACAGTCGCCTCTTGCTTCCGCAAGGCTGGACATAGCCGTAACGATTGCACGGCTGTTTCCTGCATCGGTGTATCCACCAGCAGTAATAAACTTCACGTCATACTCAAACTTGTCTGTCAGTCCTGCGTATGTGTCCGCAATGTTGGCCTGTACGTCCGCTTCAGGAGCATCTGTGCCACCTGTGAAAAGATCAGATGTGAATCCTGGCGCAATGGTGAAGTCTGTGAGATTCTTCACAGTGATCTTGATATAGTCCGTTTCCAGAACTCCTACGGTTCCGGAAATCTCAAAGTTCGCTTTCAGAGCTTCTTTGTATGCCGGAGTGTTTTCAACACCTTCAGTGATTGCCATCGTGACCAGCTTGATGGATTCAAGCAGATTGTAGTAGGTGTTGTTTCCTCTTACGATCTGTCTGTAGACTTTCAGGATTGCAGCAGTGTTGTTGGAGTTTGCTTCCAACTTGATTCTCAGTGTGTTTCCGAAAGTACCACCGAACTTTTCTTCAGCTCTCCAGATTTCAGCAGGAGTTTCACCCGTGGAATTGATAACAACCTTTGCTTTCGCAACTTTGGTCTCATCCACGACACCGCTGGAATCCAACGGAACTACACGTCTGAAAAGAACCGGAAGCCCCTGATTCAGAAGATAGTAGGCATACTCCCACGCAGAACCGATGTTGTCATCTGCTGTACTGGGAGAGTTTACACCAAACACCTTTGTAAAATCGGAAACGGAACCTACCAGAACAGGTGCGTCATACGGCCCGGTTGTTGCCGATCCCGGAACATACACGATATTGTCACTGTCGATAGAAGATACATTGAAGATTGTATTGTCTGTCTCACGCAAAGTGATTCGTGGCATTTATTATTCCCCTTCTTTCTTTGTCTTTCTTTTTGCAGATACCTTTTCGGTGATCCGCACTACCAAAATAAATCCGTTTTTTTCGGCTATTGCCACCTGTTGTGTGTACTCGTTTACCTTGATAGTACCTTTAGGGTCTATCCAGATTCCGTTGATACAGATGGCTCTATTCGTCAGGTTCGATACCTGATACATCAAAATCACCTACTTCCGTAGTTTCTGCTCCGTCATTGATGTCAAGGCTGAGTTCCAGAACATATGGTTTCAGAACTCTGCTCTTCCACAGATACGCATCGTCGGTGTATAGGGAAATCGTCTGCCTAAAATACTCACCGTGGTTTAGTTGTTCTACAATATCGGAGTTGTCCTCAACTTCATTGTCAAAGAAAAGGTTGAACACATGGTTCTGATTGATCCCATACGGTATGGTAACTTCCAACGTAGGGTTGATACTGAAATAGAACAACAGTTCTCTCAGTATCATGTCATTTTCTTCTCTCGTCTTTGACCAAATATCCATTAGGTAATTGATTCTAATGGGGATCGCTTGCAGATACGATGTTGTCTTCGCTTCTTCGTCCACCACCGCCTTTAAGCCATGAAACTTCATGCTGTGCGGTCTTTCGCTTTTCAATCCCCATCCTGTTCGTTGTAGGCTTATGAACGGCATTTCTACCGTGTCTTCCTGCAACTTTGCAATCGTTCTGAATTGCAAACTCGGTGGCACAATGTAGATGTGGCTTTTCTCTGTCAGTGTCCGCAACTTCTGGACAATCGCATCGTCATATAAAAACACACTCATACAATCACCACCGCCTTTGTTGTCGCAAACCGTTTCAGTTTAAGTTGGATATATGCCGTCCAGTATTTGGGAATGTTCCGTTGATAACGATTGAAAATCTTGCTAAAAACCCCAGTCGCTTTGCTTACGTCATTCCCTTTATCCAAGAACCGCACAATCTGTTCCAACTTGTTCTTGCTGCTTCGGAACAGTACGGTTGTATCAAAATAGATTTGATACTGTCCCGTCTCCCGTTCCCTGTACTTGATAGCAGACTTTATGTCTTCTATGATCCACTTCATGTTGATATAGTTCGGTTTGCTTGTCCACTTGATCCATGTAGCCTTGAGCAATTCCCTTGACTTCGCCTGTAACAATTCTATGTTGACTTGTTCGTCGATGTCTTGTCTGAGATTGAATAACAGGAACTCACAGAACGGTTTCATGAGGTTTATTTCCTCTTTGTCAGTTCCTTCAATTTCAAAATCAATCGTCATCGTTCTTCTCCGTCAATAATGCTGTAGTTGGTTTTCATGTAATTGTAGTTCTTTGTGGTATCATCTCTGACTTCATCATTGTTGAATACCGGAGCTACGATACAAACCCAACAGTCAGGATATTCCATTAGCGTTGTGATCCTGTTGATTCGGAATCTCCGTGGCTTTTCTCTGACCACATCAACAGGAGGAATGTCTATGATCGAATCCGTGTCAAGGTTCTTTGCATCAAACGGCAGCATGGCAATATATGGTTTATCATCTGGGTTTTCAGATACCCACCCGATTCGTTTCAGTGTGTTCACTTTCGGGTTTTCCTGAAAGATAATATCCATCATGATGGGTTCGGAATACTCGCTCTGGAATTCCGCATAGATCGTTGTATCAGTCTTGACAGCGTATCTATACTCAACTTCAATTCCTCTGAGTTTCGCCATCTCCTTGAAGAAGCAACGATATAATGTTGAATCTTTTCTTGTGAGAAACCCCATTATTCTTCCTCTCCTTCGTCTCTAAGTTCAGGCTCTTCCTCTTCCGGTTCTTCTTCTGGTTCTTCCACGGGTTCTTCCGTGGGTTCCTCTACGGGTTCTTCCTGCGCTTTCCGTTTCTTTTCTATGTCACCAAACAGGATGATCTCGTTGACATAGAGTTCGTCTTCTGTGGCTCCCAGTGCTGCTCTGACTTCATCAATGTGGTTCCTGATATAACCATTCACCACGGACGAAAGTTTCACCAACCATCTCTTGTTAGATAGCAGCATGGTCAGATGCTTACAGAACGAACCGATGTTATCGTTTGGATTTCTTATCTTCGCAGGACGGGTTTCGGGTTCACCGATCATGTATCCGTGTTCCGTTGCCCAGTAAGCATACCGATACTTGAAATCAGGGCATGAACAGTATACCTGTATATCAGAGTTGTCTATAGCTTTCGTGATCGCCCTTGTCACGGTTTGAAGCGTTACGTTTGGTTTGGGTTGAGCCCAAGCAATATCCAAAAGATAATAGAGCACTCCTGCATACGATATTACGCAAAAATAATCGTGTCCGTCTGCCGTCTTATGATGGATGGGCACCTCTGCAACAAGTATGTCATCGGAAAGCAGTCGGTTGAAATCAACGACCATCTTAGTTCCCGTACCATAATTCTTTCGCTTGTTATACCGTGCAGGGGATTGTGCCTTTGTTTTTCCGACAAGATTATGTCGGTCTACTTCAAGTATTCTTATCACGGCACAACCTTCTTTCTGCGTTATCTAATGATATAATCTCCCGATTCGTAATCTTCCGTAGCGAACTTGTGGGCATCGTATATATTCATACCAAGTGTCCTAATTGCTTCAATCTCCTTGTCAGAGCAAGGATGACGGTCGTATAAACGAAGGCCACCTCGTTGATGGCAGAACATGGTCAGTTCATCTTCTGTCCCTTTAATAAACACACTTACCGGATATTCGTAATCCGAAGACTTTCTCAAATCTAAATTGATTTGCCATACCCGTTCTTCTTCCGTGTTCTCGCTCGGTTCTCCCCACTCTATAATCTTAACCATGAGCTTCACCTCATCTTACTGTAATTACACTATTCTTCAGAGAAGCGTTGTATCCCATGTCCTTAATGAGTTCAAGATACCACTTAACACCAGCGTTACGTTGGTACATATCTTTTCCAGACACCTTGCCTGTTCCGCTCTTGTTCCCTTCGTATACGGTAAAATACGCCGTATCCGCAGCATTGCATACAGTGTCAATGACTTCTTTTACTGTGTCTAAATCGTCAATGACGTTGAGGACATTACTGCAAACAGCATAGTCTACAGTATGGTTTGGAAGTTTAGAACCAGGCTGATTGTATGGGTCATATGGGTAGTATGTACACCCTAAACTTTCAACATAATCCTGAATGTGATCCGTATATCTCCCACACCCATAATCAAGAATTTCAGAACCTTCTTCAAAGTTCACTTTCTTATATACCGCAGGAAGTTTAGTTTTGTTGATGGAGGTTCCAGCAGATGTATAAGTTTGTACTTCGATAACTCTAATCATGGTGTCACCTCATCTGCGTTTACGGGATTCATACAGGTCTTCATCTTCTTCGCCTGGGTATGGGATTTCATAGTTACGGAAGATGTATGCGAACGCATCACACGAACTATCTGCATCTAATGCTCTAACGAGAGCTTCAAAAGCTTCTTCAGCACCCAGATACATAATGCATTGATCCATGCACTCCAACGCATTTTCAAGACTTGTAGGCTTTCCAGTGTGATCGTAATAACTGTCTTCAGATAAGTATTTAATCATACTTCCACCACCTCAAACTGTGTAATAGCATTGACGCAGTAACCGAGATCAATGTCAATCAGTTCGCCGTATTCTTCCCGTTCGTTCTGATCCTCATCATCATAGTCACGTTCAAACGCTCCCATTACTCTCCCCACACTATCTTCATATCCGTTATCAATCAGTTCGTGGAGTGTGTATTCAAGGCAGTTTGCGATGTCACCATCGTAGTCCTGCCCCAAGTCTTCGGGCTCGCAATAAGGGACTAAGCAATAACTATATGTGTAGTCCCCCACCTGTGCAAATTGAGCAATCCCATCGTCTTCTGCTCGGATTTTGTTGAGAATAGCAATCGCATCATCCGCATAGGATTCTTTCATGCGTCTACGTCTGGATTCGGTTCTTCTGCGATAGTTGTCATTGAGCTGTTCGCCCTCTAATTCATCGAGAACTTCACCGATGACTTGTCCAAGCAAGTAACAACGGATAGTTACGTCAAACCATTCCCAGTCTTCGTTAATGAAGTGTTCTCCAATTTCAGATGCTTCAATTCCAAACTCACTGGTAGCTTCCAACAGATAATCCATGCCATCTTCAAGGACATATTCTTTTGCTTGATATGAGCTGAAGGTATATGAGCCTGACGCATTTCCTGTCACGCTGTCATCAACCCAGAGGTCTTCGTTCAGTTGCTCTTCTACTTCGTCACGGTCATAATCTCCATCAAGATAGCCGCCGTCCTCTATAGCGTCCCGAACGTCACTTTTCATCGCTTCTACATAACTGTAACTCACTGTAATCACCTCCGGCTATATCCATAGCTACCCTTCTGTGCCTCTTCCATAAGGTTGGCAGCTTCAGAAAGATGCTCTGCGATTTTCTTTAAAGTGTTTCTTCCTGCACCGTTTTCCAGAACATACCCTTTTAACTCGTTAATATCGTCGATGTACTCTTCAATATACCGAAGGATTGACTGTTCGTTCACGGTGTTGTATGCACTTGCTTTGGAATCTCTAATGTATTTCACCATGCGATTCACCTCATTTACGGACAGGTTTTCTCATGGGTCTTTTTGCAGATGCCTTTCTGACAGGTTTACGGGATTCTTTCATGAGTTTACCGTAAACTCGTGCTCTCTTTTCCTTCAGCCGTGCGATCATGTCATAGTGCAGTCCCTCACAGGTGATGACACCGTTACGGGTTCTGGTCATGAATACGAAAGGTGCCTTGCCACCTCTACGGGATTCAGTCTTGAATGTGCCGTCTTCACGGGCAGCCATTCTGGTCTGTCCTGCACGGAAGTTCTCAACCTTCAGATTGACTTTCTTAGACTTTCCGCTCTTGAATGTGAGCTTGCACTCAAGTGTCAGTCTGTTTCCACGCTTCTTTGCACCGACAAGCTGGAAGGAACGTGTGTTCTTGAAGTTCTCACGAACGAACTTTGTCAGGAACGGATTGAATGTGGTCTCATCAATTCTGAGAGCAGATTCTCTCTTCATAGACTTGCGAACAGGTCTACGCATAGGTCTACGGGATTCTTTGCGTGGCTTTCTGCACTCTTCGGCTGGTTCCTCTGCTGGTTCCAGATCGTCGAACTCCTCATCGCCAAAGTCCTCACCGTCGATCTCATCTTCTATCTCAGGCTCTTCTGCGCTGACCTGTCCAACAAGAACAAAGTCTTCTGGGAAGTCACCGCATACAGGGCACTCGTCGCCCTCGTTCATCTCTACATCAGAGAAGAATGTGTTTCCACAGATCGGGCAAGTGTAGGTGTAGTCTCCCACATATTCATCAGTCTTCGGCTGTTCACCGTCCGGAGTGTTGTCGATGATCTCCTGTGCGTCTTCACCAGCAGCTACGATGTCATCAGCATCCATTTCAGGATCAACAACTACTACGATGTCATCCGCAATATCATCTGCGACTTCGGGAGTGAACTCGTCTGTCTCTTCCTCTTCTCTGAGACGACGTCTTCTGGATTCTTTCAGGTCTTTCTTGCTAACAGGCTTCGCCTTACCTTCAAGGCAGGCGACCATTGTTTCTTCAAAAATACTTGCCATTTTTTAAACCTCTTTCTTTCGTTTTTAATCAATCGGTAACAACAAATCTTTATTGTCATTCAAGTAGGTTCGGATTTCGCTTAGTTCGGCCTGTGCCTCCTGCAACAGTTTGTCGCCGTCTAAGTTATAAGTTGCGGAATTCAGTTGATACTTTCCACGAACTCTTCCAAGAATCTCTTTTGCCATAGCCAAAGAGAGACGTTTCAGCATATTCTGCCAAAACTCATTGATAATGTCTTCTACGGATTCATACTCAGGTGTGTATGCCAAAGTAACCGTAGTTGGGATAGATTGCTGTGCATATAGATACAGCTTCTCGTGGCGTTTGTCGTGATGAAAATCCAAGTCCGTTGCCAGAGCTGACTTATTTTGGTTTGCCATAAGTCCTCTTGCATAGTCGGTCAGTGTGTAGGACGATAGAGCGTTTGCCCTGGAATAAATGTACATGACATCTTGAAAACCACCCGGCCCGCTCGTTGTCTGTCCACGCATGATGTAGGATATGCTTCCTATCTTCATTCCCTCAAGATCAATGACTTGTGAATACGGTAGAGTAATCGTTTCGGTATCCGTGATGTATTGCCTTAACTCATGAAATGCCATGTCTACGATGTCAGGAATTCTGTCATCAATTTCTACGTCAACAACGTCTCCGCTGAGTTGAAGTTCAACGTATCTGACATAATCGTTTAAAGACAATCCTTTAGCCATCGTTCTCAGCCTTCTTCTTCCGTGTCCTTTTCTTGACAGTCGGTTTTTCTTCACCGACAACAGATTCGGTTTTATCTACATCAGGTTTAGTAAACAACGCTCCACGCTTACCGTATGGATTAGATTTTTTTCTATCCTTCAGTTTCATGTTTTCCACCTGCCTTATTTTCAAAATTATGTACCCGCAAAGTAGGAGGATTGGACTTCACGGATACATGATCTATCTAAACTTATCGTAAGATAGCTTAGTCTGCCGCAGTTACTACGACTGCGATTTCGTCATTTGCCAGAGACATGAAGTAAGCTACCTCTTCGGAGGTCTCTGCAACAACCTTAACGCTATCCCCAGAAGGAATAGTTATGAACTGGTTGATTTTGTAAAGCTGAACCTGTCTGTCAGCGTTGGTCAGAACATATTTGCCGTTTGCATCAGTCTGGATTGCAGAAGCATCTGCAAGCTGAATCGCACCAGCATCATAAGCCTTGCGAGGTTCAGCATTATTAGTAATAGTCACGATTGCAGGAATCGTAGAGAAATCTTTTGTTGCCATAGTTATAACCCTCTTTCTTAGTCAGTGATAGCACCACGGATGTACATCTTGCTGTTGATGAACTTCTTACCGTACATGGTTGCCCATCCACGCTGTCCACGGAAGTTAGCATCCATGATCAGATCAGTGGAAGATACAGGCATCTCGCTCTTACATTGCCTACCATTTTGAGTAGACATACACGCCCTTTCGGGTTACCTCTTCCAAAGTAAACTGGGTTATGTACCAGCCGTGGAGAGACTATATCATAAACTTATAAAACTCATTGCAGTTCGTTTATTCCTGCAACTCACCGTTTTATAAGTCCAATCGCACTTCGGTTTAAACGGATTTACACAGCCCCATGAAACCGTACCATTTGGCCCTACTGTTAGTCGTTGCTCTTTCAAGTTAGTTTTTCACATATCCTCGTACCCATCCGTTTGACAGATACCATTCAAGTTCGTGTTCATTTACACGCTTTGTAATCTTACCGTTGTTTATTGTTCGCTTTCCTTTTCCTGCTTCGGAAAGCTTTTTTCTGGTTTCTTCCGAAACCTCACAGCCTGTCCTTATTTCGGAAAGTCTCTTTTTATGTTTTTCACTCGCCGGAAGATGCCACCCGATTTCAAGCCCCCGTGCTTGATTCTCGTTTGGTTTCTTTTGATAGTTTGGATTGTTCTCTCCAACTTTCCCTTCGGCAAGCTTCTGTTTGTGTTCATCAGAAAACCTCATGCCTTTGGAAAACCCTTCGCCACCTACAGCAAGGTTGTAGAACTCCTTGCTCTCAACAGCGTTGTATCGTTTAATCCAAAACCTTTCTTTTCTGTTCAGTTCTTCTCTTGAGTTGCACTCTTCAATAATCGCCACGGTAAAATTTGTTTTGCCATATTTCTTTAACGCTTTTCGTATGTATGTTCCAGAACCGTAGTAGTTCTCAACAAACGATTCTGAAACTTTCTTGCCGATATATCTTTTCCCATTGATATTGTTTGTTGTTAAATAAATATAGCCGTACATATATCTCCTAACTTGCTTAGATCAGGATTGCCCATTGTTTCATATTCAACCTTGTTACCATACCTGAGTGGTTAGTTCAGCCGCATACCCATCACTGGATATGTTTGGTAGTTGAATCTTTAGGGTTTTCCCTGAGTTCACGATTGTCATTTACACTACACATCACTGTATAGCGGTACAGGATAATTAAGCAGCCACGCTTAATTTTTTATACGGGCAATAGAAAGCACCAGCATCAAGCATATTCTGTCCCTTGTAGCCGAGGATAAACTCGTCTGCCGGGTAGTCTGGGTTGACGTATACATTGATGTTGCCAAGTTTGCCCAGAAGGTGCGGGCCAACAGCGGTGATACCAGAAGCCTCAAACTTACGCATCAGTTCAACGACGTTTGCAACACCGAGACCGCAGATCATGAAGTTAGCCTTTACTTTACGGGTAGCACCAAAGATGGCGTTGGAACCCTCGATCAGCTTCGCATTGAAGGAATCATAGTGATCCATGACAGGGATTCCGGTTGTAATAGTCTTAGACCATGTAAGCGGAGTGCCAGCATCAGCAAACTTGTACAGGTCAAGTGTCAGCTCGTTGTCGATTTCGTGAGCGATCTCAGCAGTAACCTGAGTAGCCAGCAGGGTCTCGATGTCCTGACCGTACTCCTTCTGGAGTTCGTACTGTGCATCGAAAGCCCAGTATGCTCTCATGGTTCTTGCGTTCGCAGTTACAGGCAGGGAGTTGATCTTCAGTTCTACTTCCGGAACATTTGTGAAGCCAGCAGCAACCGGGCCATCAGACTGTACGGATTCGTTGTCATAGTTGTACTCGATGACAGGTGCGTCTGTGGTTGCGGAAGTGAATGTCAGATAGAGTTTGCCGTCTGCCGTGATCTTACCGGAAACGCCTGTGCCAGAGATTGTACCAGTAGCATCAGCGGAGCCGATGACTGTTCCAGCCTGAACGGTGAAAGTCTCAACACGAACAGGAAACCACTTGAGCTGAAGCGGTGCGGAGCTTGTGCCGTAGGTAGTGGAGCCAGCCGCTCCGATACCTTCGTCGTGCACCTTATCAGAGGTGTAGTTCAGATCGCTCTGTCCCATGTTGATGGAGGATGCAAACATCTTTCCTGCCGGGGTTGCGCCCTTGTCCTTGCTGTACTGATAGTCGATGTAGTTAATCATGCCGACACGGTTATCCATCGGCTGAACTGCCATGACATCAAAAGCAATCAGGTTCGGAACACAAGCGGTGATGATGTCAAGAGCATATCTCTTGTATGCACCGATGGAGCCGGGGTTGGTTGCTTCCACCATTCTCATTCTGTCGCTGGCGTTCTCCAGTGCGTGTGCCAGTGCAGCTCTCTTTTCCATAGACATTGCTTTTCTATTTGCCTTCTCGACCAGACCGATACGACGGTTCCATTTGCCGATAAGCTGTTTTGTTTTCTGATTTACATTTACAGTAGACATTTATATTCTTCCTTCCTTGTAGTTTTCTAAGAATTTAATGGTTTGTTCGTCTTCGTCACTAATGAGTTTCGGACTTTCCAATACCCTGACCGATTCAGTCTTTACGACATACGGGAGTTTGGAAAGATTGCGGTTTCTGGCTTTCACCTTTTCAGCCGCAGCGTCAACTTCACTTAACGAAAATTCTTTCGGGATCATGCTTTCCACAAGTGCTTCGTCAACACGTTCATGCTTGCATTTCAGTGTCAGGTAACTTCTTCTTGCTTCCTGCAATTCCCTTTGCACATCTGCAATATTCGATTGTTCGGCATCAATTTCTGCCACATACTGCTGTTCTCTGTCCAGTCGCTCTCGCAACCGTTCAGCCTTGTCTTCTGCTCTGTCAATTCCTTCTGACAGGCTTTCAACTTCCTTCTGGAGCTTCTTGTTTGCGAACAGAACTTTGGACATTGTTTTTTCCACGATGTCTCTTTGTCTCTTTGCCACAGAAAGTTCCTTCTGGTAACTGCGTTCAGTGTAGGAAATCTGCCGTGCCCCATCGAACACCGCTTCTCTCAACTCAGCAATCTGTCTTTTGTACTGGGATTCTTTCAAAGATTCTCTCTTAGAACGTCGCCTGATATTATCAGCAGCCTTTACCTTCTTTTTGAGTTCTTCGTTTTCCCGTACAAGATTTTCGATTTCTGATTCAAACAATGGCGAGATATTATCTCCACCAAGTGAATCTATCTTTTCGTCAATCTTTCGTGCAACAGATTTCGGAATCTTTACGGATTCTGCGATCTTCTTCAGAGATTGCAGTTCCGATACACAAGATGCGTTCTCGATCTCACGCTCCATGAAATCCTTTAATTTATTTGCAGATTCAACCACCGCTGGTCTTGCACTAACTACCGCTGGCATAACCACGGCATCGAATCCATAGAAAACGTAGGTTTCGGGGTCAACTATCGTTTCCCCGTCCTGCTCGATTTCTTCACCAAGTCCTCTGCTGGATACTCCGATCTGTGAACCGTAATCCAACAGCTCTTTCAGAATCCGTCCGTTCGGTGTGTCCAGAATGTCAAACTCTGTATAGACGATTCCTTCCATCTCACGGATTTCAAACTTAGTCAGAACAATAGCGATCTCTTTTATGGATGTATCTATTCTTGTTTCCGGATGATCCGCTTCACCAAAAATCGTGAGAGTGGACATTCCCTCTTTGAAGTCTTCACTCTGTTCTACATTTCGCCACAGTTCCAACGGATATTTTCTACCGTTTCTTGTCGGCCTTGAGAAATCCGCTCCTATTCCGGCAAGTTTACCGAGATAGTGTTTCCCGTCTTCTCGTTGTCCAGATTCTTTTATATATTTCAGAGCAGCCGTCCGCTCTATCAATACCGTCTTTCCCAAACTGTTCACCTCTAAAACAATCGTTTAAACACGTCTCTAACAGACATAAAGGTTTCCCGAAGTGTTTTATTATCTCCCTCTGAAAACGCCTCCAGTGCCCTGAGAACCCCCTTTAACTGCATGGTTTCCATATGCTCTATGGATTCTTGCTTTGTAAGGCTTTTCCCACGGATCAAAATCTGCGTTGCCAGAGATGACAAGGCAATCGCTTGTTCCTCCGGAGTGGCAGATTCATTCACAAGACTTTTGTACAGAGGGTTCTTTCTTCTGTTCCTATAGATGTGGTTGTATGTTTCCAAGACAGGTAACGGAAGATGTTTATTGATAAAGACCACAACGTCATAAGGTACAACCTCACTCTTTGCCGTCTCTCTTAGCATTTCGGAAATGTCTTCCCCCTGCGTCTTGATTGCAAACAACTTTTGATACGCCGCACGTTTCGTAAGCCGTTCCATTAGTCCTCCTGTAACTCAAGCTGTTCGTCTTCTTCATCGTCCAGATATAGTCCGTCGTTGTATCTTTCGATGTCGTCAATTTCTACGTCAATGTCACTCTCAGGATCATCTATGTCAGCAAGCCCTTCGTCATCGTCTACATAGATGTCTTCACCGTCCCATGTGGCATCATCGTTCCAATCTTCTTCTACCTGTTCAATGAAATCCTGTTCGATGTTCAGAATGTCGATTCCAGAAGTAAGAGTTGGAACAGCCATAAGGACATAGTTGATAACATCCAGATCGTCTTCGTTGTCGATGTTCACCGTCATGTTTACATGGATATATTCAGTTCCGTTTGATTCCACTGTTTCATAAGAAGATTCTTCAACGGAATAGCTGTCGCTTACTGTGCGTTCTATGTTGGAAACAATGTCCTTTGCCTCCATGTCCGTATCGTTTCGGACATCAAAAGAAATATCACCTGTGTTCATGATTCACCTCAAAACTCGTCGCTGAAATCTCCAAAGTCATCACCGTTGGTTACCTCCGGTTCACCGATGGTTGGTTCCAGTTCTTCACCGCCTATATCGCCACCTGGCTCAAAACCTCCACCGAAGTCACTATCCATGCCACCACCGAAACCACCACCGTAATCGCTTTCAGACGGTTCTTCAGAATGTTTCGCTGTATCGTCCTGTTCCAGTATCTTTCCGATTTCAGGTTCATTCAGCAGACCATTGATAAAGTAGACAAGGATTTCCTTCTTCGTTTCGTCATTAAAGAACTCTGTGTCGATAAGCTCCATGATGGAAGAAATCATATTGACATTCGCTTCTTTAGTTTCGTTCCGCTCCTGATCTTCAATCGTGGACGGAGAGACCATCTTGACAGTGAAGTTTCCTATGTGATCTACCAACCCTGCATCGAGGGCAAACATATTGATAAGGTTCGTGACCCCCTCTATGTATGCGTTCTGGATTCTTTTGACGGTTCGTGCGTACCGTGCATCCAGTTTCGTAAGGGAAGTTCCTGCGGACAGTCCGGAACCTTCCATGTCATCGCCTAAGAACTGTTTCGGAATCTTCAGTCCACCAAAGAGCTTGTTCTTGAAATAGTCAAGGTCAACGATAGACTTTACGTCCACGTCCCCTCCCAAGTTGGTAGCTGTGATAGAACCGTTTCCACGTTTGGTAGGAACATAGATGATGTTGTCTATCGGCCCTGGAGAAGCCATAGACTGGTATTTACCTTCGTTCTTGTCCATGAAGTTCTTCTGCTCTACCATCTGTTTAATGCGTTTCAGTTTCTCACGCATTTCAACTTGTGGCATATCCCCCACTTCGACCTCTAAGATGCGGATGATAGAAGATCGTGTCACACGGTTCAGCAGGATAGCATCTTCCATCAATCGACACTCTTTGTAGATTTTGAAGATGTCATGCAGGATAGACTTACCTCGCATGATCCTGTATTCTTTCCCATCCTCTTCGTCTTCACCGTTTACTACAAGTCTGAAATACTCTGGGTATCTGTCCGTGTTGGTGGAAAGCGGAATGTGTATGAACTTGTCTGGGCGCAGAAGAAGTGTTTCCTCCGTCTGGTAGAATCGGTTAGACGTGAAATAGTTCTCTGTTCCCTGATCCCGTTTTGGTGTACGGATAAACCCAGCGACCTTTCCCTTCTCTTGCAGATCGAAAATCTCTGCTGGGTTTGGAACCATTTCGATATACCGCTCCAGACGGCTACCTTCTTTTTCAACCATCATGGCGGTTGATCCATCTATTTTCCGTTCAACCTCGTCTAAGTCAGAGAAAGTTTCTAAATACAGATCACCGTACTTCACAAGAGAATAGATGTGTGACCATGCAGCTTTGTTCAGGTTCAGTTCCTCTATGAGCTGATTGGCAAACGCAGCTACATCTGAATTATCCGATTCTGCCCAGATGATCTCTCCCTTTTCGCTGTACTGAGTGGAATCATCTGCGTACATTTCAAGGGCAGAAGCTATGATAGAATCGTGTGCCATTTCATCGAAAATCTTGTACTGATTCTCTCTATCATCAGCTATCGTGCGGAACTCATTCAGTCCTGCAATATCAAGTAACTGTGATCCGTCTAACGCATCGTTCACGTCATCTATGATCCCGTTTCCGTCCGTTTCCGTGTTCGGATTAGGCTTCACTCTGATTCGGAGAACATCTTCCATAAATGCTCTGAATCTGCCTTTCGATTCTGCCAAACCTTCACCCCCTGTGTTTATAACCATTTAGGTAAAAATTTTCTTTTCCACATGAAAAAACAGAGTGCTTTCGGATTTTTAGGCAAAAAAAATAAGCCCACCCGTAAAGGTGAGCTTATAAAAAAGACCAGACACGTTGAGCACTGTCAGTAGGCTTGTCTGGTTCTAATATACTGTCTTCCACTGTGCCACATTGTTAAGAGGTGTGGGAAGTCCTATTGAGTTTTATTATAACAAGTTGTTGCAAAAATTGCAACAACTGCGTCCGGTCTTTACTGTTCGTTGTCAATAAGTCGGGTTCTCTTTACTGAGTTCCCATTCCTCTCCATACTTTTTCTCGTGTGCTTCTTCATATGCTGTAAAGAACTCTTGATCTGTGCAAGGAGCAAGTTCAAAATGAAGTTCTTCTCTGATTTCATCATCCATCATTCTCACCGCATAATCAAAGTCAATTT